AATCGCCTCCATCGGATCCTTGCCTGCCAGTGCTGCAGATAAATCTGTTGCGCTCCACATCTTTGCCCTGCGGATGATTGCTGCCACATCCTGCTTGGAGCCGATACCGCCAGCAGTCAAATCTTTTCCTTCAACCACGGATTCTGATTCTCCTGTCAAATCCTCAAAGAACGGCATATTAACCAACGGAGAGGCCTGTGACGCCAGTCCATCAAATTCCGTGTTATTCGCTACGATTCCTGACTGGAATAGCTCTGATTTTTCCATCGTTTTTTTAATTACATACGGAGTAAATAACTCCGGTACAATTACATCTGAAAATGTAACTCCTGCCATGTTTTCACCTTTTTAACCTTTCTTCTTATAATTCTACTCCTGCGGCTGCTGCCATTGCTCTTGCCTGTTCTGGATTCTCACGGAACATCTTGCCCTGTTCTGTCAGATTAAAAGCTTCCTTTGAAAACGGATTCTTTCCTTCACCACCAGAACCATTCTTCGGATTGTAGTGCGATTCTTTTCCGCCTGTTGGAAACAATAATGGGTTGTCTGCTTTCATCGGCTCAACAAGTTCTTTCACACCAATTGGATTGCCCTCTTTGTCAAATGTAAACTTATCTAAGCCACCCTGTTTGTAGATTAAATAATCAGGATCCTTACATCCTTCTTTTGACAAAGCCTCTTTCAACGCATACGTTTTCCTCAGATTTCCGTTTTCTTTCTGAAGATTCCCAATTGTTGTCTCGTGCTCTTTGATTCTCGTCTGGAGATCTTCGTTCTCCGCATTGTCTTTCTTCAAATCCTTAATCGTATCATTCGCCGCACTCAGCTCCTTCACCTTTGCATTAAAATCCTCTTTCGGGACAAAATGACCGGGAATTTCTTTTTTAATCGAACCTACCAGATTGTCTACGTCCAACACCCCATCCTTAATCTCTGCACCCGCAATAATTTTCTGTAACCATTCCATTTGTTTCTACCTCCATAGATTTTATATTCCGACTCTCTCGGTGTGGGATTTATCGTTGTTCTTTATTCTCTGCAACCAGTAAAAAAGAGTAGAAAAATAGCACCCTCTCGGATGCTTGTATGCTCGTAACCCTGAGCTGGGAGATATTTGGATCACCGCCTTTCTACTGATAACCGCTTACCATCAATACAAACCGTATCACCGATTCTGGCTGTCTGACCATTGATTCTCACCCCTTTCAGTTTTAAGATTCCATAATTATTCTTAAAAATGCGCATAAGAATACCCGCCTACCGAAGTAAGTGGGTAAGCCATTCTAATTATTCTATTGGCAGTGTTATCTCTGCTACATCACCTGTACTTCGAGAAAGTACCACTTTTATATTTTCAGGAACCTCATCTACTACATAGGGAATTTCTTCTTTAGACTTAAACCCCGGTTCTAAAATTTCCGGGAAGCCATAAGTGGACATCGTTGAATTCCAAGCATTTAACATATATCCATCTTCATCAGATACTTTAAATGCAGACCAATCAATCAAACAGCCATCTTTTCCATCAACTTTATTTCCCGAAACAAAATTCACATTTTCAACCTCATATCTTAATGCAATTACTTTCTTTCCGTCACTTTCATTATGCCAATCAGTCAGAAAAACTCCTTGCACCGTTAGGATATATGTTCCTTTTTCAGTATTAACTTCAAAAGGTTCGTTTAATTTCATTTCAGCAATTTTATTTTCTTGTTCACCTTTTTCTTCTTTTGTTCCTTTCAATACTTCTAATTCTTCTTTCAGTTGCTTATTTTCGTCTCTTAACTTCTCTAGTTCTTCATTGTCGGTTTTCTCACCACATCCCACTAGCAACCCGCAGCACATTGCCGCTACTAACAACATACTTAAAATTTTTCTCATACTTTTTTCCTCCTATCCCCTACATTAGCAACCTAATTAAATTATATCAGAACCAGTTTTCTTTGCAACGGATTTTCCAAAATACTTATTCGTAACATCTAGTACCTGTTGTGAAAACGTATAATCATTTCCATACTTATTTGGATGCTTCAGTCCCAATTCTCTCAACTTTGCATGTGTAAACGCTTCTGCAAAAAACTCGTCAATGTCTTTGCTGGAATGCTCATAGGCTGAAATCCACTTACCAGAGTCCTCTCCTACTGTTTTTCTGTATTTTGTGCGAATTTTTCTAATCTCTTTCCAAAATGCAGAATCATCCGTCACTTTATACTTGGTAAGCGCCTGAATAGATATACTATGAGCAAACTCATGTACTGCCTCAGATACTTTCTTGCTGCTTAAACGCATATTTCCACCCATATCAACAGACCCCGCTGCATGATTTGCCCCAGGCGATATCGTTCTTAGTCGAGTATTATATTCTTTAGTCAAATCCATAATAATTTTCTTCGGTTGAGTCCACTCATTTCCGGACATTTTATCTGAAAATATAATCTCATCTCCGAATATGTTTCTAGGTTTATTATTGCGCTGCCTGTACTGCTGTCTCCTTTTCTTTATACGCTCTTGCACGTTACTATCATTTTTCTCATACTCCGCAATCACCTTTTCATTTGTAACCGGAATAATCGTACATCTACAATTCGCATGTAATGGAACCGCCGGACACTTATCAATCGGATAGATCTTCTCGTGATATCCACCGCACGTGTCACACGTTCTTTCATCCAGCGCTGCCCAGATCTGCACATATTCCACACCAGCATTTTTATACCGATGCAATGTTGCATCATTCAGATAGTGCATACTCTCGGTACGGACAAGCCTGTGACAGTCGTTACAGCCCTGCCCTATCCGGTTATGTAGCGCAATAGCAATCTCCGTAACTGTCTTGCCCTGTTGCAAGCCGGTAAGAAGCACATCATTCAGACTAACTGCAAGTTTCTTCTGATTCTTCCAAAGCCTTCCGGAAAAGTTATCGCCACGCCACGGAGTCTCCATCATCTTTTCCATCAGCTTCTTATTCGGCATCGAGAAATCGTTATCTCCCATGCCTTTTGCAGTCTTTTCATAGACATCCTGGAACCCTTGCTGCATATTTTCCCTTGCGAACTCTTCTGTAGTGCGCCCAAGCTCTTCGATGATGTTTTCATACTTCTTATTCAGCTCCGCGAGCCTGTTCTGCTTATACATTTCAGACAGAGAAAGAACTCCATCCTTACTGCACTTCTCAGCCAGTCGATAGAGCTCATCCTTTACGCTTTCGCTTGCGTCAATATAAAATTGTAACAATTCCTTATTCCTTTCCTCTATGGAATTATAAACTTTCCATGTTTCCGAAGCTATGCGCTTTTCCCAGTATTCACTATTCTTCGACATTTCTATCACCCTTTATCGGCGGAGTTTCATCCCATGATGGTCCGTATGCATCTCTTTGCTCCTTTAATCGTTGCAGCTCCAGTTCTGCATTCTCTACCCACGGATGATTCCGCACGATTGTCTCATCAGATATCACATTCTTACTCTTCTGCGCAATGTCAGCCAACTCCGATTCATTTACTACAGAAGTTCGTGTCCACCTCTGTTCCAATTTCTTCGCCGTCTTCCCGTGGAATCTAAGAATCGCTCTTATCAATCTATTAAAAGATATCCGAAATTCCGTCTCCATAAATCCGGTCTTTAACTCCAACAAAGAATACAGATACTTAAGTGCTACTCCCGAACTGTTCCCAAAGTTCTGTGGATCCGGATCAATTCCCATACCTTGCTCAAAGATTGCTTTTCTTGCAATTGTTATCATTTCCTTTCGAGCTTCTACAGGAATCTCAATTGCAAGTGTAGATATACCGGATCTATCATCTGCACCGTCGCTTTCGACGTTAATCACTTTCTTTGATTTCATTTCTTGCAGGATTTGCAACGCATTATCAGCTTCACCTCCGTAATTAGTGATGATGAAAATTAACTCCTGTATGTCTTCAAGATCATTTAAGAATCCGGAAAACACTTTATCGTAAGCATCAATCAGTTCTTTAATATCGGTCAGATCATTAGTTCCTTCATCATTGTTATTGAAAAAGATAAATGGAACCGCCCCCATATTATGCTCATACACAGGCTGATATTCTTCTGCTCCCGTATCCACATCAATAATCAAATATTGATTAAAATACTCCAATGTCTCAAAATCTAAATCTGTTTTTCTTCGGAAAGATTCACACTGCGTATCGGTCCAGTATTCGTAAATGATATATTCGTTTCCGTCATTCTCATCGATTGTAGAATATACTCTTAATACGGCATATAATTCTTTCTCTAAATCTCTAGTCCATACAGGTATGATCTGTTTCGAATCAATGACAGCGTAATGGAATGATCCATCGTTTCCTTTCCAATAATGCAGCCATCCCACAGCAGCATTGGCAGCCTGTACACATAAGCTCTTACATTTCTTTTGAAACGCATCTCCCAGAGTTTCTGTGATCAAATCATTCAGCTGTTGATCTCCCGTGTCAAACGTGACTTTCTCCGTAAATGTATAAGCAGTCTTCTGATTCACAAGCAGCTTATAAAAATTGCTAGGTATCCTGTTATCTGCAGTTCTCAGAGGATTCTCCGCTTCTTTTTCATCCCTCTTTTTCGTATAACAGATGTCATTATCTTTCCGGTAGTACCGCTCCGCAATCTCGATATTCTGAACTGCTTTCGAATGATTTTCTGTATACTTTTTTATCAATTTCTTTGCAATCTCTAATTCCATTTCTTTCACCTCACTGTTACACCTCCAGAACGATTCGTGTTCTCAGCCACTCCAGTTGTTGCATCCGGAGCATCATCATGCGAATTCTTTCCTTCGCGTTGGTACCGGATCATTGCTTCATGATACTCTGGCCAGCGCTCTCTCCAATTCTTCGGATAGTAAATATGATTCATTACCCAAGTGCTGTTAGATAAGATTCGCGCCATCTTATTCTCTGACTGGTGAAACCACTTTACATGAGTCTTGTTACTATGATACTGCTTTTCCAAAATATCTTTGATCGATCTTGCAAATCCTTTACCGCCGTTATTGGACTCAATTTTCGTTTTATTGACGCCGTATTCAAACAGCATTTTTGCAACCATCGGTTCTGTCTCTTCCATTGGTTTCTGTGTATAAACAACATCAAGGATATAAGCTTCTCTATTGTATACACCGTATGTAATGCTGCAAAGATAATCTTTACCATCATCCGCTGTATCTGTATAATTTTTAATGATAGTAAACAACGGATTTCCGCTATCACTCATCGGAACATCATCATAAGTTTTAAAGGATGTATACAACTGCCCTTTCAAATCTATCGGTTCCTGATCATAATTGGCACTTGCTATATCTTCACCCATCGCACTTATCTTGTCCTGGTATGATGCATAACTTAAGATTTCCGGACAAAGCATCTCTTTCTTTCCCTTGTCCTGGAGCGCACTCATCTTGATGTGCCTATATTTCTTTCCTGTCTCCTTGCACCATTTCAGCACCCTTCCAGCAAGATCGCTACTATGCCACCTGGTCATGATTATTAGGACTTTCCCGCCCTCTTCTAATCGAGACAGCATTGTATCCGTAAACCACATCCAGTGATTCTCTAGTGTGGTCGCATTGTTCGCTTCCAATGCAGACTTGATCAGGTCATCTATAATCATTAGTGTACATCCGAAGCCTGTTGCTGTTCCTGTCGGAGATGTTGCTAGGTAGTTGTTATACCCACCTTCCAAGCTCCACAGGTTCATTGCTCCGTCTCCATACTTGATTTTCGTAGTGGGAAACACATCTGAAAACACAATCTTTTTTTCATCAGCCTTTGTCTCTTGAATACTATTTCTAACATTTTTTGAAAACATCGTAGATAATGTTTCGTTGTATGATCCCGTCATTATCTTCATACTGTTATCATTCCCTAGACACCACTCTACTAGGTTACCGGCAGTTCTACTCTTTCCATGTCTAGGTGGTATATTTACAACACAGACTTCTTCATCCGATTCAATGAACTCTTGTAGTCCATTACACAACTCAACCAAGAATGCTCTATCCTCTTTGTAAAAGTCCGGAGCCTTTAACTGGCAATAAAAAAAGAACTCAGATCGGAAGAGCACACGT